GGGGTGCGCTATAGTTGTTAGTAAAATCAGACCCCCCTTGAGGCGGTGCATACATTTGTGGGCTTTGTTGATTCATGTTTTGCGCCCCGTATTGCACAGGTGACAGATATGCGCTTTGGTCATTTGGGTATGCCATGACTAAATGACTCCTACAGATTGATTCGTTGTGGGAAGTGTGAGGGATATATTTACAAAATTCTGAACTATATTTACGGACTGCATTCCGACGTTTCCAGAGTGTGCGGTACGTAATAAGTAGTTTTCTGGGGTCTCACCTGCAACATCGAGAGGAATTGAACCAATAAAGGCAAACGGGTCAATATCTATCCCCGCATCTAATAGTGCAGTTAGCTCTTCAAGTTCCTTCATTTCTGCCGAAGACTCAGTTTGAAAGTCTTCCATATCGCCCATAAGAGATGTGAACTGATTCTGTAGCACGGTGTTAGCCCCACCGACTAGGCCATTAGCAGCCATCAATAGCATGTCTGCCGAATCCTTTAAGATGTCGGTAGCGCCTTTGTAATACTTACCTACTAAAGCTGCAGCGACAGCAAGTACGGCTACCCAGAAAGCGTTATCAGGGCCAATGGCTTTAGCCACTTCCTTAAATATCGCCTTTACAATGACAGACCGTATGGCAAATTCGACTATCAAACTCAAAACTACCAGTGCTGCAGTGCCGTATGCCCCCGCAGCCAGTGCTGCATTAATAGTAGCGCCCCCATCTTGACCAAGTGTTAGTACTGTTAAGACAACGGCTACAATGAGTAGCAATGTGCTAAACCAAGATGATTGATACCACTTAATTTCCTGTACTTGGTGTGAGTTAAATAAAAAGTGTAAGGAACGCTGATACAACATAGCTGTCTTAGTAGAAGACATCTGCTTTGCAATATCGCGATCAATTGGAATAAGTAACAAATCGTCATCAACCCCACCTTCTGATCCTCGATCTCTGTAGATGCGGTAGCGCACTTTAGGGTGCCGTACTTTAATAACTTCAATAACCCCCGGCATAATCTGGTGTTTAAACACCCGCATCCGTGGAGCAATGTCCTCCGTAGAGAAATTGCTATTCAAGCTCCACTGACTAACGCTAGGAGCTGTTAGCATATTACTTGTGTAATCGCCCACACTCCCAATCGTACCTGCCTCGTATGCGCGGGTAATTGATTCAAAGCTAAGCTTCATCTCAAAGTCAGCGTCAGAAAGCTGTATTGCGTAACTGGCTTGAGTACCTGGGCTGCTACCGTAACTGGATTCGCGATCAACCGTGTTTGTAAACTCTTTCTTAGCGTCTGCTGGCAATTGCTCGTAAATGTTGGAAAAGTATCGATGCATGTACTCAATTTCGAGGGGGTCAGTACTATTAATAGGTACCCCCATCAACATGACAGCTTGAGGTACTGTATCAATCTCGCCTGCCTCATTTAGGGAGTCTCCCATTGCTTTAAAATCCATGCCGATTTTTGAAAGCAGTTTTTCAGTCGTAATGTACTCCTGCGTATTTATGTACGCATTTGCAGTACGGTCTACATTTTCGGAACGAAATACCGCAATAGGAAAATATGTACCAGGGTTAGTGTAATCAGGGGGATCAAATATGTTGGTTAACGCTGTGTGTACATTATCTACCGGGTTATAAATCCAATAACCTGAATCAGTATCCCCTGTTACCAACGAGTAGCGGCCTTGGTAATACTCTTCGCCTAAATCATATGCATCGAGGGGGTAAACAATAATGCTTCGCTGCATTGCGCCATTAGCATCAAGCGTTGCTGTATGAAATTCTATCGCGTCAATTGTTCCCTCAAAGCGTTCTTCTTCATACATTATTAAGTTGGCAATATTGTTAGTAGGCGCTAAGGCTGCGCGCTCAGGTGTTTCACCTGCGCCGGAGAAATTGCCAAAGTTGCCTACGCTTGTTTCTTCTGGCTCTCTACCGGCTAAGGTGCTGTGTACCGCAACCATCTTCTCCAGATAAACATCCCCCAGTGTCGTAAGTTTGTTGCTGCCTTCTGAATACCCATAGTCTTCCTGCAACACTTTCCAACCTACGTGGAAACTATTCAACGGCCTAAAGTACATATAATCAATATTGATGGGCTGCCCAACATCTGCAGTCATGGCAAGGTTAGCGGCGGGTACTCCTGCGTCAGACGATAAAATGGTCGTGTCAGGTAATCCGTAGTGATAATGATCTCTACCGTAACGGTAGTAGCTATTAAAGAGTTGATGTGTACCTAACAATGCCTCGTACTTAATAGCCTCGGTAATTTTAAAGTCATCATCAAAAATAGATCTCAACGCAGCGGTTTGGGCAGGGTTGTTGATCATGGCATCTTCGATTACCCGCTGTACTTGCGTGCTGACGTAATGCTTTTTCTTTGTACTAAATACACCCATACCTGTCTCCCCAAATAAAAAAGGAGGCAACGCCCCCTTAATTGTCGTACTTGTTTGCCCCGTTAAGCGCCAACACCGTCCATGAGCTTAGTTACCACTGCGCCAATATTTACATCCGTTAATTTATTATCGGTATCGCGAGGAGTGCCTTCATCTGTTGTTCGCGAAACATTCCACACATCCGTCATAATGCCTGCAGCTTTTTGCTCAGCATCGCGTAAAAACGCTGCGGCTTGGTTGCCGTACAGTAAGGTTTGTTTTCCAATAACGCTGTCAGGTGTAATACCTGCGCCATTGGTTTGAGCAGTTTCAGTAACTTTCTTTTGGTTCAATAGAAGGATCTCAGTACTCATTTTATCAAGCGTTTTAACCAAGACATCGAATTCAGCTCTAAGCTTACATTCCTGCGCCGACAGTACTGTTTCTTCGGTAATAGCATTAAGTTTTTTCTGTGCGGTCAATAAAGCTTCGGCATCCGTCCCTAACTTCTGCGACGTAATTAGCGCAGTTTGAGACTGTAACTGCGCTGTCTGAGCTACTGATTTAACTTTTTCTAATTCCGCTATTTCACCTTCTATTACAGAGTTTAGTGTTCTCTGGGTGGTTAACGCGGTGTCTGCATCCGCCCCTAGCTCTTGCGAAATGACTAAAGTAGTTTGAGCCTGTATCTGCGCTGTCGAAGCTTGCATGTTAAGAATCTGTGCCGCAGCCAGATCTCTTTGGTGTTCAGCGGTTGTTTTGCCGATCTCTAAAGTGTCTCGCTGCTTTTCAAGAATTTCTCGTTCGAGTAAGTTCTTATCTCGCTCAAGCAAAAAGGTCAAAGCTCGATCTAATGAGCTTTGAAGGGTGGCCGTATAAAGCGAGGCATATTCAGTGCCCGTAATACGACCTGTTCGGTACTCTTCCTGTAACTGGGAAGACACGGAAGCCATCAATTTATCGAAAACACCATCGCCAGTGATTACACCAGCGGTTAAGTGTGTAATTGTAATTGGATCTGCCATGCCTATTCCCTATTTTACGCCGAAGTGCCCGCAGCCATTGCTTGCCGCTGTGCAAGATCTTTGATTTCTTTTTCTGTCAGCGGCGCTAAGCGGTTAACGGCAAACTCTTTAATCAATCCAGACGTATTAACAACAGTGCCGCCTGGGCCTTTTTTAGTTGAGAAGGATTGAAATTGGCGCTCTTCAATCATGTTTAACAACATGTCTTCAACATGCCACTCAACGCCAAACGGCACCATGCGCTTAATTGTCGGAACAGCAGCGTTTCCTGTTGTAAACACTTCACCCTGCCATTGCGTTTTGTTGGGGTTCATCGACGTAATAATGACGCGATGTAATGCAGTTGCTTTCTTTCTAACTGCAAGCTTTATTTCCGCTTCAGATAATTTCTTAGCTGCTTTAACGGGAGCTTCTACGATTTCTGCAGGAGCCTCATTTTCTTCGATTGCACTCGCAATCTTTTCCTGTAATTTCTCTAGTCCAATTGACGGGTGATAACTAACACCCAATGCGGTGGCTTGTGATTTAGCCGCCTCTAGTTCTGCTTTCTCTAATTCGTTATCCATTGCGGGATCTCCGATAAATAATATGAGGGTAAAACTAGGGTGCCCCGAAGGACACCCGTTTTCTTACATTGCTGCGGCTGTCTTGATCATGCCGATTCGCTCAGGACGCTCAAGCAAGAATCCGTAGTACCACTTGATAGACATAAAGCCCATCTCGCCATACGGATCTGATCGGTCATGAGTTTCACCCGGCATTTTCTTCTTGATAGACATCTTCACAGTGTCACCGTCAGTCTGAAAACCGATGGTTGAGAAAGACTCACTACCTACGCAAACCATGGGGAATACGTCGTACTTTTGTCCAGTCTCATAGTGAGTTGCATCACCTGACGCGTCTGCACCAGCACCTGCCCACTTCAACATTTCAGGAACAACAACACATCGGAAGTTACCAACCGAACCTTCTTCACCTGTCAACACAGTACCGCCTGACGCATACTGGTGAACTTTGATGTAAGCAGGCGCACTGTGCAGATCTTCCATTGCTTCCAATGTAGGAGTCAGCTCAGAGCCGTGATACAAAACACGACCGCCTGAGATAGTGCGCGTATCGACAAGTCGAGTACCCGTAATAATCTTAGACTGCTTAGGTGTTCTGTTGTTGTCTAGGTCGATAGACAGACGCAGTAGCGCGTTGTAATCAACCACATCAGCTGCATCAACTGTCGCAGAAGACGTTGCGTTACCGGCATAGCGAACAACACCAGCAGAGTTCAAGATATCAATCTGTAGAGCTGCTTCAGTAAGTTCAGTAGCGCCATTGATCATTTCACGGTTAACGTGCTCCATAAGCATGTCGTCTGTGTCAAAATCAAGAGACTCTTGTGTGAACTCTTCGAAGAAACCAAACTTCTGAATTGAACCTTCAATATCCTTACGTGTGAAGCCAACGCGGTTAACCCTGCCGCCAGTCTCTGTAAGAGTAGGAAGTTTGCCAGTGATTGCGCCAACGTCACGACTTGAACCGTAAAGGTTGCCGCCGTTCTTGATAGCTGAACCGCCAACGCCTGCAGCAGTTCGTGCTTCTGCTTCAGTTGGGTAAGAGCCATCACTGTTTGCGCCAGTGCCGTTAGTCTTACGAGTACCATTCGCTAGAAAGGCATCGAAAGTACCAGCAACAATTACAGCGCCTGCAGCGTCAAGACCCTGGT